GTTCGGCGTTGAGCGCGAAGCCAACGAAAAGAACATCCGTGTTCATCGGCTCAGTGGTATCCGCGAAGCCTATATCATGGCGACCGGCGATCAGGATTTCATGGGTGGCTATCATCGTGAGTTCGCTCTGGTGACGGCTAACTTCCCTGGGATCATTGCCAATGTTCAGAACAAGCTACTGCTCAAAGCATGGGATCAACTTCGCTCAGTCTATGGCTGGTGGGAGAAGATCGTCACTGTCGAGCATTTCACGAACCTGAACGATATTTCGTGGCTCAAGACCGGCACGATTGCTTCTCTGCCGACCGTTGCAGAGCGTGGTGAGTACACAGAACTGCCTATCGGTGATAACAAGGAAACATCCACGTGGGAGAAGTTCGGTGGCTATGTTCCTCTGACCCTGGAAGCCGTTCTGCGTGACGATGTGCGGGCGTTTGCTCGTATGCCGAAGGAAGTGGCTCTGGCTGGGATGCGAAACATCTCAGAGCAGGTAGCAGAGATTTTCACGACTGCTTCTGGTGCAGGCCCGACCCTTGCTGATACTGGCGCTTTGTTCAATTCTACGGCTGTTACGACCGCCGGTGGACATGCCAATCTACTCACGACTGCTTTGGGTACTGACTTCACCGCTTGGGATGCAATTGCTTCCGCAGTTTACAACCAACCCCTGCTGGTCAAGAACGCTGCAACCTACTATGGAACCGGGAAGAAAATGGGCATCGAGCCTCGTTTTATCCTTGTTCCTCGTGCGCTCAAAGCTCAGGCAGAAGCTCTGTTCATTCCGCGCTGGGCTGCGTCAGTGGAAGCGGCTATTGCGGCAAAAGGTGGCCCGACCTATGGTGGTTATGTCGAGCCTGTGACTGTTCCTGAGTGGACAGATGCGACCGACTATGCCGCAGTGGTTGATCCTCAACTCATGCCGGGCATCATGATCGGTGAAATCTTTGGTGTCAAACCTCAAATCTTCTCTGCTTCCTCAGAGATTGATCCTGCCATGTTCGCCAACGACGAGAGCCGGATCAAAGTTCGCCAGTTCCTTGCTGTGGGTGTGGCTGATTTCCGCCCCCTGCACAAGTCGAATGTTGGTGGATAGGTTTAGATAGAGTTTATTGACTGACGGCGGCTAGAACCGCCGCCGTCAGATTTAGACCAACCCGTTCTGCCCCATGCAGGACTGGAATATAGGGAGATATACAATGGGATACGTACATGATTCTGGATTTGTGCAATTCATTCCTCCGACCGCCTTCCACTACGTCACAGGCACATGGACTGACGCAGCAGGTGCAGTTACGGGGACGATTGTTAAGCGAAAAGCCGCAGGTGCAGAAACGTCAGTCATTAATGTTCCGATCACCGTCCCGTCCAACGTCAATGCACTCAAAGGCGCTATGCTGAACAGTGTTGAAGTGGACTATGAAATCAGCAATACGGCTGCAACCAGTGTGACCCTTTCAATGAACAAGGTGACACGCGGAGCCGAAGGCGCTGATGCAGTAGTGGCGGCTGTCACAGGGACACAAACCCTCACGCCAGATTCGACCGCTAACACCGTCGATGAACACAGGGATGCTTTCACGATCACGACCCCTGCATACATTGATGAGGACGAGCATTATCTTTTGAAGATTTCTGCCATCTGTGCTGATTCGACTGTGCTGGAATTTCTCGGCGCTTACGCCAAGTATTCATTCAGAGCATAGCCATGTCTGAGTGTATGCCTTGCATCGTAGAAGCATTGGGTAAGCAGGTAGGAATGACCCCGCTTGCATGGTGGGAGTATCCTGATCGCGTAGTGATTACGTTTGTTCAGGGGCCAAAGCTGACTTTTGAAAGAAAGGTAGAAGCAGAACCCACTCCTCCACAGAAAGCGAGAAAGCCTCGCAAGGCAAAGAAGTAATCAGGACGGCGGAGCAATGGGGACTACGGCTCCTACGGCTCCGCCGCCACTGGTGTCGTCGCCTTTCTGCTGACGGGGACACATTCCCCGAACCCTTTGGAGAGCCATGCCAACCCCAGGACGCCGCGTAATCTATATCAAGAATCCCAAATCCGGCAGCAACTTCCGAACCATTAACGGTAGCGGTGGAGGAGGCGGCAGGAAATGGACGCCGAACCCGAACGGCTCAACACTATTCGACATTATCGGCATTCAGCCCTGGCAGCCCCTACCAAATGGCCCCGGCATCAACTATTCACAAGGAACATGGACTGGGACAGGTGGGGCGGTCTACAACACGCCTGCGTCAAATTGGTTTGTCCATCACCCAAGTGCGCCGGGATTTGGCAACTATAACGGGCCGGGAGTAGGGCCATATCAAGCACCTGTGTTCGAGCAGTTCCAGCCAGCTCAGACGATTTGGGGTAGCCTTTATCTTATTGCATCAGGGATTGATCCCAATACAGGAGACATCCTGCCGCCCTATGGCACACCAGGGACACTCAGAGACGAGATTTCTCTAACCCTTGCGAATCAGGCGATTGACGCTGGGTGGGGTGGTATCAGTGGTGGGAAGAACCCGGCTTACTTTGGTGACACAGGAAAATTGTCGAGTGCTTATTGGGGAAAAGCCCCAAATAGAAACAAGAAGCGACCTTGGTGGGCAAAATAAACGGGAGGTCGGCTCCCCCGGCGGGGGCGGTTCTAGCCCCCGCCTACTCTGCTAACGGGACACATTCCCGAACCTTTGAAGGACAATTACTATGAGCGACAATCTAACAACCCTGATAAGCAAAGTCCAGAACATCCTGGGAGATGCGTCAGGAACCTATTTCACGACTGCTATCGTTACCGCAGCAATCCGGCAAGCTCTAAGTGACTGGAATATGCGTGTGCCTATCTCAGAAGCCGTCACAATCACAGGTGTGGCAGATCAGTACGTCTATGAGCTATCTGACCAGGATGCTTCTTCCTGTGATATTACAGACGTTCTCAAAGAGACGACGATCAACGAAGCTGAGGAAAGTCTGGACTTTGATGCCTATATTGAAGATGAGCGGCTGTTCTTTCGTCTGCGCCGACCAGTGACCGCCTCAGATACCCTTCTGGTGAGATATACCAAATATCACACGATCAACGGGCTAGACAGCGCCACAGAAAGCACAATCAGAGATATGGACAATCAGGCAATGATCGACGGCGGTGCGTTTTATTCTCTTATGATCCGGGCAATTAGCAGAGTCGAGACGATCAACCTGTCCCCTGAGCAAACCAAGACCTATCAAGATATGGCGGGTGGATTTGCAGCAGCATTTGGGCAGCGAGTAGCCTATGCCAGTAAGAAGCGCAAAGCACCCGTTTCGGAACCCGACACCCGCACCTGGGGGGATAATTATGCCAACTGGGAGCAATAGCCCCTCGTAGTTTTGGCAAACGGAGACATAATGCCTAGAACCTTACCCGCCGCACTCTCTACCGCTATGGATAGCGGAGTATATGAGCCTTATATCAGGGTGGAGGTATACGGCTCGGTTGTACATGCAACCATTCAGCCGATGTCCTACGTGCTGGAACCACTCACAGCAACCGTTACAGTGAAAGCCGATGAAAATGCCATTGACGAAGGGCGCTTTAGGCTTATCCGGGGCGCAGTCATAAACGGTGTACCAGTCGTTATCAATTCCGCCTGGTTTGAAATCCACGATAGTATGTATTTCAAAGGTACGATAACCTACGTGGGCGGGATGCTTTATTCCAATGTTTCCTACACAGCGCCAGCAGGACAAACTTATGAACAGATCATAACGAGCATACACGGCGCATCAGATACACTGGGCGCACCGACATTTGAGGGAACAGCGGCATGGAAGGGCTATCAATTTTACCCCGCAGGGAAAACGCCGACATTCTCGCCACAAGAAAACCTGTTTATTATGCTGCGTCAGAAGTATCTAGTCTTTGCAACTGAGGACGGAAGCGACGACGTGCAAAGCACCATCTTTTATTTTTCCGCACCACAGACGAGGACGAAAGATTACGATATAACGGACCCGCTAGGATACTACAATTTCCACGCCGAAACCCGCAAAGTAATATGGACCGACGAAAGCGGAAACATTCATACAAAAGGGTCAGCTACCGCCAAAATTCACAACTTAGGTTATCTTGAAAGCACAGCAACGGACCCATTCCCGTCCTCTACTGTTGACTTATACAAAGGTACACATACCTCAAAACTTCCCATCCATCTAAAGTATAGGACGGGCGATTACGTTACGTTCCATTCAAGCACCCCGTACAGTGTCACAATTTCCACCCGCATCAAGGTTACTGAGGTATTCAATTCAAGATCAACGCCCGCATGGTATCAGATCATAAGTCATTTAGACTGGTGGCAAGGCGGCAACCCCGGAGAGACACGACCGGCGAAGCCGTTTGATACCACTGTTGAGGAACTGGTTACGATAACCGGCCCCTATGACATAACGACCGAGGAGGTAGTTTACGCACCGTTAGAGACAGGCGCTTTTAGTGCGCAGTTATCCGCCAATGATACAGACGTTCAGCGGGCTTTCCAGAAGCTAGACGTTCACACCCACGCGGCGGATTATGCTCCAATTGCCAAGGGAGTGACCAATGGAGACAGCCACGACCACAACGGCGGCGACGGCGCGCAGGTATCTTTTCTCAATTTGTCCAATTTGCCCGCGTCAGTATCTAACACAAATGATATATATCGTTGTGACGGATGCGCCGCGTCAGGCTGGACGGGAACTATCAACGGCACGCCCTCAGGCGCAACCGTGACCTATACCCACGTGTCAGGAAGTAAAAATACCCTTGTCCCACAATCTACTACCCTCCTGGGAAAGCAGAGACTATACAACACGACGCGCGGCACTTATGCACTTATCTCTAACAGCAACGGCTCAAGCACAATCACATTGACAGCCAATGCCCCGGCGGGTTGGGTGAACGGTGACACAATTACAACCATATCCCCGACAACTGGGACAGCGGGCGCCGTGAAGTTTATTGACATTGAAATCACGTCAGGGGAATTTGTCGGTAAGACGATGGTTTTTGTTTATATGTACTTCTACGATAGCGGCGCAGCCGGGACGCGTTCTATCTTGCATCCCTTTGCGGCGTTCAGTGATCCGACCGGACAGGTACTAGACACACAGAGAGCGGGCGGGGTATTTCATCTTACGACCGTCCTCAAGATTACAAACAATCTATTTTCTCTCGGATGGGAGGCAAGCGGCGCAACAACCGATATTATCGGACTTCGGGAAATTGCCTACTTCAAATAGTCTTTCACGGCTCCGCTTTCCGTCTCTCAAAAGGAAAGGAAATTCACCCCTAGGAGGGACATTGCAATGTTCAACAATACACCACTGACAGATAGTCAGAAGATGCTCATCATTCAGAATAGAGTCATCGAGCAAGAAAGCGACATACAAACTCTAAATAAGGTTGTCCTGTTGGGGAACGGGGAACTCCCCCTTCGAGAGCAGGTCAGGAACCACCAGAAGTTCGTTGATGAAGTACGCTACTGGACAAAACTGGTCATCGGCTTGTTTATCGCTCAATTCATCGCTTTCACAGCCGCGAGTTTCATTGCCTATGTGAAGTTCCTGCCGGTACTCGAACGATTAGCAGATCAGCCATAGGTGCGCGCTTTCCTTCCGCACCTAAAAGCAACTCCCCACAGCCTATCCTCTCTGTGGGGAGTTTTATATTGAAGTCAGGCTTACTTCGATTCGGGAATTTCCTGTTTTATCTCCACTGGTAAGGTGAAATCCTTTAGGATTTGGCTGACCCGACCCGCCGAAACTTTAGCCATTATAGCAACAGCCGCATTAGGTAAAGTCGGGTAAAGTTGCTTTAAACCCACCACGCGGTCTTTCGCATCTTCGCTAAACAGGGCTTTAGCGAAGTCAGGCGTGTTGTTTAATCGCTCCTGTAAAGACTTTACCTGTTCTGTGGTGGCGTTTAGCTCATCTTCACGAACCTTTAGGGCATCTAAAGCGATCTTTAACTCATCTGTAACCTTGCTAAAGCCTTCCTTTAGGGCATTAAAGTCCTGTTGTAGTTTGCTAAAGGCATTGGACTGCTCCCTATAAGCCTTGTTTAATTCAATGTTCTTGGTCTTTAATTCGGTTAAAGCAGGATCATCTTCGGCTTCGTCATCATTAACAGTCGTTAAAGCATTGGCAAACACCAAACTGATAACAGGTAAAGCCGCACCGAACGCCAGAGGGAACAAGTCACGGAACCAACTCCACTTGCTAAAGGCAACTATATCTACCCCAAATTGCAGAGCGTGGAAATAGTTAGCAATTCCAGAAACGCCAGCACAGAATAACAGGGCGACAGTAAAGGAGTTCCCGTATCGAGCGAAGAAGGTCGCCCATGTATCGTAAGTCCTGACCCCTCCCTTCATTCTATATTGCTTCTTGACCGACTCGATCTTCTTTGCCAATCTGTGTGTGAACACCGCCACTCCCCCCTCAAAAGCAACTGCGGCAGCGAGAGCAATCACATCAGCCCACGTGAGTAGCCAGCCCGTCAGGATGATCGGACTATTAGCAGGCTCCAATTGTCGCCAACTCCATTGGGAGTGAGGAACCATCACAGCCAGAATTAGGATGTAAATTGCCCAAATTGCATAGTAAGTAAAGGATTTCTTCATGTCATTCTCCTAACCACTCCCCCAAAGGGGAGCCAAAAATCATTGTGTGGGAGCCAAATTGCGTGGTGGGGGTTTCGTTTCAGCCCTCCAAGACGCCTTCCAGCAGTGGGGGAGTGGGTTTACTCTACTAATTCTGCTTCTTCTTCATCGTATGCGTACACAGTTTCAGCAGTCGAACCACTCCCCTTCTCAGTATTCAAATTCTCAGGCTTTCGTCCTGACATCCAGTAAGCGAACAGATGATCGTAAGCGTTGCCCTTCCAGAGCCAAGAGTGAGAGCCTGCGGCAGAGTCGGGGAAAACGTAGTCCCGTTCCTCTAGCCACTTGAAGATTTCTATCCATGCCCACTCAGGACGATCTTTGCCATACCACTCTCGGCGGGGAGAGACATACTGTTTGTTGGACGTTTGCAGGAACTCTCGGAACAATTCAATCGGGACATTTGTATCCTCGAACATCCCTCGAACCTCCCCCCGCTTCATAACATAACGTATCTTAGGGAACAGGAAAGCCATCGCTGCGCGAGCCTCGTCGTCTAATTTTCCAAATGTATCTGCATAGTTTTCTTCGGTCGTGATGTGACTGTCGTAAGCAGCCAGAGCCACTGTCCAAACAGAGACACCAGCAAAGATGAAGAACCCTAATGCTCCCAAGGCAAATGCCCATGTGGTTTCGGGGGTTTTAGTGGTGGCCGTCATCGCGATGCACCCCATCCCCAATAACAAAGAGACAATCGCCTGTATGAATCGCGTAGCCTCAGTATTCATGTCAACCTCTTAAATAAGCGTGTTTACGATAAGCAACATTCCGTAAGTCACAGTCAACAGAATTGCAGTCGAGATCAGACTGCAAACTGCTCCTACAATCATCAACTTCTTCGTGTTCATGTTTTCCTCCTAGTTATAGAAAAGCCCTAAATCAATCCGCCGAATTGTCATCAGCGGTACGCCACACCTTCGAGACAGTTTCTTATGAACTTGGTAGCGGCTGATCCCAGCAGGGTAGGTAGCCAGAGCATCCCTGATCGACTGGACTTCATCATCGGACAAATGCCTGTATCGCTCGCGCTTCTGTTTGAGCAGTTCAGAAATGTCATACGTTCGCTCATCGTCACTGACCAGAAAGTGTCCCTCAAAACCCTCGCCCCGAATCCAGCGAAGTGTGTTTTCGACGGGTTCGATCTTCTGCTCGATCTCTCGAACAATCAGTAAGCAAGGGATCAGGTCAAAATAGTTTATGTCGTCCGTAGGGACGAACTGGATGTGTAGTTTGGAGAAGTCCATATCCCACCTCTGGAAGCCAGTCTTACTTCAACTTCTGTTCCATATATCGCTTCTCCACATCCCGCAGAGTTTCCAGAAGTTTTATCAACTTCGGGTCGGTCTGTGGGGTAGGGAAGGCTTTAGCGGCTGCCTTCTCTGTCTTGTCAAATGCCTTCTTGGTTGCCATAGCGGTGTCCATTATTTCCTCCTAAGTTATTTTCCTGACATCTCATTCGGCCTTTTGAGTTTTTGGATGAGCATCTCGATATTTCATCAGGCTCTCTTTGTCAATAGCCAGAGCAAATCCAAATTTTGTGTATGCAATTTTGCCCTCGCTACAAAGTTTTCGGATGTAGTCAATCGAATATCCAGACAATTCCGAAGCATCTTTCACAGTTAATTTTTGTACGGTGTCTATCATTGTGATCTCCGTTTCCTTTCTTGATTTTCTCCATTATAACACGAAACTCGCTACGTCTAGTGGTTCTACCCTACGTTTACCCTACGGGAACCTTAAAATTTCCGATTTTTTAAGGGAAGCGTAGGGTAAACGTAGGTTTGGAGACTATACCTCTAGACACTATCGTGGTATACTTTAGATAGTTGAGAGGGGAAACAGATGTAGCCGCTAAAGAGGTTCCGCTGGGTTCCCGCTCCCGACAGCCTTGTTCGATGGGGCAGAGGACTTCCTCCCCTCTGCCCCCTAGGAGTAAAAATGGAACTAACAGACATCTTCCACAAGAAATTCGACCGATTATCCAAAGAGGCCATCCACTGTTATCTGTGGTTGGCTGACGAAGTTTTTGTGGGGGATTTACAGGATGGGGAGTATGTGGTTACACGCTCTCGTCCGAACCTAGCAAAAGTCTTGGGTAAGACAGGACGAGAAGTCAGTCTGACTTTAAAAGAACTAAAAGAGTCCGGCCTGATCCGATTGGAAGGTCGTAAGATCATTCTGGTCTTACATTTGAAATCGAGGGGTAGGATGAGTTAGACTAAGTGGGGACGGGGGCGCACCTAGGGCAGTACACCCGAAAAGCGAATCCTCGGCATCGCCGGTGCGCCTCCTTGAATAAGTGACCGAGATATAGGTAAGGAAGATAGTATCTTCCGAGGAGATATGCAATGTTAGCAACGCTCAACACATGGGGGACAACTTTACAGGACGAGATCGAACCAGTATATAGTCGTATCTTTCCTGTTGACCCAACAACCAAGCGCCCACTTATCGAACACGGTTTCAAGGATGCAAGTGACGATCCTGAACAGTGGAAGATGTGGGCAAAACAATTTAAGGGGTGTAGTTGGGGCAGTCCAACCAGTAGCCAGTTATTTGTAATAGACATCGACAAGAAGTCCGGTGGACTGGAAACATGGGCTGAACTGGTCAAGAAACATGGCGACCCCACCACACGAACCGTTCAAACCATGAACGGTGGACAGCACAAATACTTCCTGGCAATGGCAGGAATGGGGGAAATCAGGAACAGCACAAGTAAGTTTGGAAAAGGGATTGATATAAGAGGAGAGGGTGGGTATGTTGTCATCCCACCCTCACAAGGGTATTCGGTCGTCAGCAGTGTAGAGCCTGCTGTTGCGCCGCTGTGGATCGTCAATCGCTTCCTGGCAATGAACTCACCACAAATCAAGTCCAATGGTCATTCTACCACTGAAAGTTTCGTTCTCCCATTAGAGATTGGTGAGGGTTCTCGGAACGACACCCTGTTTCGCTACGGATCATCGCTAAGAGCGAAGGGGAAAAATGATGATGAAATCAGGATGGCGATCTGTGAGGCAAACCAGACGATTTGCTCTGTGCCGTTGGATGAAGATGAACTCGAAATTGTCATCAAGCAAGCGGTAAGGTATCCGCAGGGGGCGTCCTTGGAAGATGCTTCCATTCTTACTGACACAGGCAATGCCGACCGTTTTGTTCAGAAATATGGTGATGTTCTGCGCTACAATAGGTCTTTCAAATGGATGGCATGGAACGGCAAGAAATGGGAGTTCAACTCTGAAAATCTACCGACCCAATGCGCGCAGGAAACAGCCCGTTCAATTCTGAAAGATGCCGCCGACATTGTTGACTCTGACCACCAGCGCAAGGCAGTCAAATGGGCGCTGTCCAGTCTCAACGAAGGGCGATTAGATGCCATGATGGAACTTGCCAAGGCGCACTTACATTCTGAAACCAAGGAGTTTGACGATAATCACCCTTGGCTGCTCAATGTTGAAAATGGCATCCTGAACTTACAAACAGGTGTTCTCCTAGAGCATGATCCCTACTATCGCATGACTAGAGTGGCAGGGACTTCCTTCGACCCAAATGCCCAAGCACCGAACTGGCAAGCGTTCGTTGAGATGATCTTCCCTGATCCTGATGTGCGAAAGTACATTCAGAAAGCCTTCGGCTATTCGCTGACAGGAAACTCGGATGAACGTGCAATCTACTTTTTGGAAGGCCCGAAGGGAAACAACGGCAAAAGCACCTTCATTGAAGTCGGGTTCATGTTGGCAGGCGAGTACGGAAAAAAGACGAACATCAAAGCCATCACAGAAACGGGGCAGGGGGGTCTGACTCCTTTGAACGAGGATTTCTACAATGCCCGCTTCGTAGCGACCGACGAACTGGATGCCAACGTAAGGTTCAACACGACACAAATCAAGTCGCTCTCCGGCAATGATGAAATCCACTGTAATCCAAAGTATCGTGACCCCTTCACATTCCACCCGACACATCACTTGTGGATTTTCGGAAATCAGATCGTACAGCCGGATAAGTTGGATGATGCCGCATTTTTCAGCCGCCTGAAACGAATCATCTTTGACAGAGAAATCCCAGCAGAGATTCGACGCCCAATGGAAGAAGTCAAGGCTATGTTCAGGGCGGAACTTCCAGGTATCCTGAACTGGGCATTGGAAGGCATCCGAATGTATCTGGACGAGGGGTGGCAGGTTCCACAGGCGGTTGTGCAGGCGGTTCAGGAATACCAGAACGACAATGACTACCTCGCACAGTTCATTGATGAGCAGTATGTCTTGGAAGAAGGTGGCAAGGTCTTGAAGGCAATCTTCCACACTACCTACAATGAGTATCTGCACCAAATGGGGCAGCCAACCATCAGTTTGAAGCGGCTGGCTGACCAGCTCAAACGGTTCAACGTAGAAGTCGGCGGGAACGGTAAGCAGTTTTATGTGGGCGTTCGCTTCCCTGGGGCGGTGTAAGATGATCCCACTTAAATATCCACTACCTGAAAAAAGAATGTCGAAGCAGGAACGACTCGAAAAGGCTGTCTACATTGAGGGAAACCATCTAATGTTCGGAAGGGGTCAGGTCATCAATCTGGATGCCTGCAAGACCCACAAGGACGTTACCACATGGATTTACATCCTTAACAAGCGAAAGGGAGTGACCAAAGATATGATAAATCGGTTTATAGACCTGACAAAACCATATCTGAGGTAGTCTGGACAGGAGAGCGGGAGCCAAAAAGCCCGCTCTTTTGTATTAAATGAACTTCGGGGGCTTAAATGAACTTTAAAAGTAAAGTTTCCCGCGAAGGATTTTTTACTAGGAAAAGTTTACTTTAGAAGTTCATTCTTGGGTACAAAGTTCATTTAAGCGTATAGCCAATGGGATTTGTTACGATTTGAACTTTGCCTCGGAAAGTTTTAAAATTATGAGTATGGTGGGGTGAACAGACACACTTCGCCAAATCTAAACATTTTGTAGTGGTTGTATGCGTCAGGGGGAGCAATTATTAGAACGTATTTTCTAGGGGAGAAGTCAGTCTTACTTTGAAAGTAAGACCTTGCTGTGGGAGATGACAGGTGGGTGCTGCAAAAGGCAATCAGAACGCTATCAAGCATGGGTTTTACTCTCGCCTGTACAAAGGGGATGAAGGCAGACGAATAGAGGCTCTGGAAGATAAGTACGATCTCGATGGAGAGATCGACTTGCTTCGTGTTTGCATTGATCGTCTGGCAGAACAGTTGAAGTTCGAGAAAGAGACATACACCATTACAGGGCGGGATGGCAGCACCCAGGAAATTCCTGACGACTACAACCTGCGGGCGCTCAACACCCTTTCGACAATGACCCAAAACCTCGCCACTTTGATCCGCACTCACTATTTGACAAAGGGCAAAGGGGGAGAGGTTGAAACTGGCATCATGCAGGCATTGGAAGAACTCCGACTGGAAATGGGGCTATGAGCAGTTTCATTCAAACTGTCAAAGCGATTGCAAGGGTATTCGAGAAGTTCACAGAACGGGGCGGGGGAATCACCATGCGTCCCTATCAACTCGAACCTGCCAACGCGATTATTGACAGCATCCTGAACAATCGGGGCCTGACTTTTGTGATTGTGATGGCTCGACAATCGGGGAAAGATGAACTCCTAGCCAACCTGATTGCTTATCTGCTCAACCTGTTCGCTCACAAAGAGAAAGAAATCGTTGTCGTCAATCCCACGTACAAACCACAAACTATCAAAGCCATTTTCAGGCTTGAGAATCGTCTGGCCCGAAACCTGATTACTAGGATGTTCTGGCAGAAACGATCTGACTTCATGCGCATGATCGGGAGCGCAGTTGTGAACTTCCTTTCAGGAGATGAAGCGGCTCAGGTAGTGGGAGGGACGGCCAGCCTTGCTCTGATTGTCAATGAAGCCCAAGACATTTCATCCGTTAAGTTCGACAAGGATTTTGCCCCGATGACTGCCAGTACGAACGCCACTCGGATATTCACAGGAACTACCTGGACAAGCCGAACCCTACTGGCAAGAGAGATGCGGAGAGCAGCAGAACTGGAAAAGCAGGATGGAATCAGGCGGCTGTTTGTTTATGATGCCGATGAGATCAGTAAAGTAGTACCTGCTTATAAAGCCTTCGTGGAAGAAGAAGTCAGGAAGCTGGGCAGAAATCATCCTCTGGTCAAGACCCAGTATTTCTGTGAAGAAATTGACGAGATGGCAGGGATGTTCAATGCACAGAGGCGAGCCTTGATGCTAGGGGACAAACCCGCACAGAACGCTCCTACACTCGGTCGAACTTACGCTCTGACAGTGGATGTGGGAGGGCAGGATGAAGCCCTGCTCAATCTGGAAGAAATTGGCAACACTGGTCGAGACTATGTGACAGTAGACATTATTGAACTCGACCTATCCGACCTCAATATCTTGCAGAAGCCTCGCTATCGAGTCGTGAAGCGGTTTGCGTGGCAGGGAGAAAGTCACGTCGCCATCTTTGGGAAATTATGCTCTCTGATCTCCTCATGGAACGCACAATACATCGTCATTGACGCTACGGGAGTGGGAGAAGGGCTTTGGGGGATGTTGTTCAACAAATATCCAACCAGAGTGATCCCTGTCAAGTTCTCTCAAGCAAGCAAAAGTGAAATTGGCTACGCTTTCCTTGGCATGATTGAAACGGGTCGCTTCAAAGATTGTGATCCAAACGAAGATGTCAATGAGCAATATGCCAACTGCGAGAGTGAGATTTTGACCGGCCCCGCGAAGATGATGAAGTGGGGGGTCAAGGACGGCACACGCAGTACCCGCACCGGGGAATTGATTCATGATGACTATATCCTAGCTGACGCAATGACAAGCCAGCTAGACAGACTTGAATGGTACATCCAGAGTCCGACTGTCATATTTGAGCAGCCCGATGCTCTGGTGGAGATGGACAATGCCTACTAAGAAGCAATTAGAGAACAAGGTTGCTCTGCTCAACGATGCCCTGGAAACGGCACTAGCAGTTTCCCCCGAAAGGGACAATAACTTCTTCACTGGGGGTTTATCAGGGCTTTACACCGACCCACTCAATCGTTCCGCCTGGGATCGCCGGAAGGTATTCACCGAAAGTCTCAGAGCATGGCGGGTGAACCCAATTGCGAGACGGATCGTCAAACTGATGTCGTCTTATGTGATCGGCAAGGGTATCAGCATCACAGCCAAGGACGACGAGCGGACTGACGCGTTCATTCAGGAGTGGATGAAGAAGAACAAACTGACCCGCAATCTCAAACGCTGGAAGGACGAAGATACACGAACGGGCAACCTGTTCATGCTCTACAACGTCCAGCCGGACGGAATGACGATTGTTCGGGCTACGCCTGCTGAACTGATCGAGGAAATTGAGACAGATGAAAATGACGTTGAGCGGGAGATCGCCTATACCAGAGACGCTTCTGCTACCGACAAATGGCAAGCCTATGACCCCGAAGCCGACCAACCACGCTTCATGGTTCACTTTGCCAGCAACCAACCTGTCGGGAGTCCTTGGGGAGAAGCAGACCTGTCGCCCCTGCTTGTATGGATCGGACGATTTTCCTCGTGGTTGGAAGATAGAGTTCGGCTCAATCGGTTTCGTACCGCTTTCATGTACATCGTCAGAGGCATGTATGCTGACGAAGGAGAGCGAAGTGCCAGGGAACGAGCCATCAATGCCAATCCACCCAAACCAGGCAGTGTCTTAGTCACCAACGCAAATAACGGTGAAGATTGGGGCATCCTATCCGCCAACCTAGATGCTTTTGATGCTACGCTGGACGGTCTGGCGATAAAGAAGAACATCGCAGCCGGAATTGGCTTTCCTATGCATTGGTTGGCAGAGCCAGAGGATAGTAACCGCACAACAGCCGAAGCCGCTGGAACGCCCACTTTTCGCACTCTGGAAGAAGCACAAGATGATTTCTTTGAAACCGTCAAGGAGATGGTTCAGGTGGCTTTGGAAGTGCGGCAGAGAATCAGTGGGGACGTAAATCCAACTGCTGAGATCATAGTCAGAGGCCCCGACATTACAGAGCGTGACAATGCTCAACTGGCTCTTGCTCTTGGTCGTGCTTATCCTCAATTGGCTGACCTGTTTGACAGGGGCGGAATTGACAGTAAAGAGTTCTTGCGCCTGACCTACAAGATGTTTGCAGAAGTGTGGGAAGGTGACCATGAACCGCAGATCGCGAAGAAACCGTTGATCGCTCCTAATCAGCAGCCTAATCAGGGTGGAACGTCAGGTGAAACCGATCCCGCTGATCCGAAAGACCCAACAGAGGACGATAACTAATGCCGATTCCCGGTAAGCGACTTGTTCCACTTCGCACTCGCACAGCGGGGGCAAACTTCCGCTATCTGCCAGAAACACAGAAGCAGACAGGTGGGACGAAATGGGCGAGTTGTGAGAGCAAGAAACTCAATACGGGTTTCAAAAATGACATCTTCGCTCCAAATACAAAAGGATTTTTCCTCACAGGGGGTGATTTGGGGCTGATCGGATTAGGACTGAGCGCCCTTCTTATTCCCGCAGCAATTGCCTATCATGGGGTAGCAAGTGCTTATTTTCTGGTTTCAGAAGGTACGATTATTACCAGTCAGGGGATTGCTGAGGGACTTGGAAGTGGACTAATCGGTGGGCTTTTTAGTGCATTGATCCATCCGACAGAGCCTAAATTTGCAAATTTCAAAAAACCGTGTACGGAGGATCGAAATGCAGCCTTCTAAAATGATGTGGGTAAATCACAGTGGGAACCCCTGCCCATCCTGTATGGCACTTATGGGGCAGGTACACGATATGGCAGAGTGGGAGGCGTTCGGCGTCACTCCAAAGGATCATGCTCTGTATTGTAAAGAGGCTTGTACCTGCACGATGGAACCCGCTGACGACAAGGAAGAATATGGGCATTTAGATCAAGTGCCACTCAGACACCAATTCAACGAGGAAGTCGGCTCTGTCGGCGGACTGGCGTCCGCCTCTATTGACCGGGGTAACGCCCCCGCACGACTAGGAGACAACATGCAAGAAACTTCATTCACATTATCAGCCACGGCGACCGCCACTGACGAAGGATTTGAAATCCTCGCCATCAACGAAGGCGAAGCGAAAGGACACGGCATCACCTTTTCCAGCAGGGTTTTGCAGGAAGCACTACCACTTTACAGTGATTTACCCGTTTTTGTCGATCATGCACCGATGGGAAGCGGGCAGAGTGTGCGCAACCTGGCAGGGACTATTCACGCCCCATCCTGGCATGAGATTGAAAAGGGAATTGCCTGTAAATTGACGGCTGTCGGGCCTGCTAAGGCAGTCCTGATTGACCTCAGAGAAGCGGCCAAGACGAACCCCGCCATCATGCAGGCGGTAGGTTTTTCCTCGGTTGTGCATGTGCAGTTGAACGCACAGCGAGAAGTAACGAAGATAACCCGCGTCAAATCAGTTGACGTGGTTATTGACCCAGCACGCGGCGGCAAATTCCTATCCGCGCTGGAATCCAATCAAGGAGGCATTGAAATGCCCGAAAATAATAATGAGCAGGCGGAAGTTAAATTACAAGAAGCCGCCGCGCGGGTGAAATCCCTGCAAAATTCGTTGCTTGACCAAACCTTGAAAGGCTCAGGCTTACCCGAAGCCAGCCAAAAGGCAGTCAAGAAATCACTTTCAGCCGTCGAAGATATTACGGCGGAAGTGATCGAAACCGCTATCAAAGAGAAGCGGGAAGAACTGGCAGCAGTTAGTGGCGGGAGTGTTCAAGGCCCCAGCCGCTCCCAGTTTACAGAGATGGCAAACAGTGAAGATCAGTTCCGTCTTGCCATTGATGACCTGTTCGGCGTTGAGCGCGAAGCCAACGAAAAGAACATTCGCGTTCATCGGCTCACTGGTATCCGTGAAGCCTACGTAATGGCGACCGGCGATCAGGATTTCATGGGTGGCTATCATCGTGAGTTCGCTCTGGTGACGGCTAACTTCCCTGGGATCATTGCCAATGTTCAGAACAAGCTACTGCTCAAAGCATGGGATCAACTTC